TTACGATAGAAAAAATAATATACAAAGTGGCATTTTAAAAGATTTAATGGATGATGCAGATGGAAAAAATGCTCCAATCTCAAAACAAACATTATTAAGTTTTGTAAGAGGCTCTCCCTCAAATAACATAAAAGTTATAAGAAGAGGGACAGACTTAATAAGTGATAGGGCAGAAACTTTTATGAATGATTTAAAAACTTTAACAAACCAAGCAAGAGATTCTTTTGATGCAACTAGAGGTTTAAATTTAGAGCAATTAGTAAATAGAAGGGGTATGTCTATGGAAGCTGAAAAAGTAGCTGATCTAAAAGAAACATTAGCTTCTCTAAATTATACTTTTAGTATGGGTTTATCAAGAGGTGGTGAGGCTTTTAGTAATGAGGCTTTTTCAAGAGGTCAAAAAATATTAAACTCACTAAAAAATTTTGAGGGTGTAGATCAAACAGGAATAGCAAAACTTGAGGCACAGAATCAAGCTTTTGCAAAGATTTTTGATGGCAGAGAGATAGCAAAAAATTTTAAAAGACATGAAAAAGGTAAAAATATAAATTACCTTACAAAAGAACAAGGTGCTGAAGGATATAGAATTTTAGGTGGTAAAAATTACTTTGAAGATATTTTATATGTTGATGATCGTTTATTAGATTCTTTACCTCCTGATGTAAAAAGATTTTATAGTGCACAACATTTTGCAGAAGACCCTACAGGTAAACCTATATACGGACAACTTTTACATTTACGAGGAGGTACTAGAGGAGTTAGAGGTCCTGGTAATGAATCAGCAGTAGTGCTTGATGAAATACAATCTGATCTTAACCAAGCAATACTAAGAGACGCTGTAAAAGTCAGAGATAATTTTGTAGAAAAACTGGTAAACACTTTACCTGATGCAGAAAGAAATAAATTAGCAAGATTGAAAAACCAAGATATATTTAAATATCAAGACAACGATACTATAAAAAATTTCTCAAAACAATTCTATGAGTCTGAGGCTTTTAAAAATATGAGATCTAATCCTTTCAACAGAGCTAACTTAAATGAATTAATACATCAAGATGAGATGTATAATATTGGTAGTGAAATGATTGACATAGCAAAAAAAGGTAGATACCAAACAGCAACAGATATTGATGCTTTCAACAAGTTAGCAGATAGAGCAGATTTTATAAGGAGTCAAGGTCCTAGACAGTCAAACGTGGTTGTACCAAAAACAGGAGAAAATGTTGTTTATAATCCTTTGATGGATAAAAAAGAATGGTCAAGCTTAGGTCTTAAGTATGCAATGAAAAAAGCAGCTAATGATGGTCACAGTTGGGTAGCTATAAACCCATTTGAAATGGTTGCTTATAAAAGAACACACGATAGAAAAGTTGGGTTGATGGAGTTTTATGGTAATTACAAAGGAGATGGTTCTGCAAAAAACTTAAAACTAGAATCGGGTAGAACAGGAATGAGAGATATGAGTCCTAAGGTAAAAGGTAAAGATATTATTGTAGGTCCAGCAACCATACCAAATAGAATGAGAGATTTAGCAAAAAAGTATAACACAGAAGTAAAAACTATTGATGTTGCAAAATCTGATCCTGACAAACCATTTAAAGTTATAGGCAGCACTAAAAAAAATTTTAATGTTGATACAGGAAAAGAAGTAGATTTTGAAGAGCACCTAGGTGCGTTTGAAACTTTAGATGATGTGCCTCTTGCTTTTAGAAGTCAGGTCAAAAGGATAGACAAAGGGGATGATGCTTTGTATTATAAAGCTTATGCCATTAAGGTAAAACCTGAAATGAAAGATATGCCGATGAGTACTTACAAAAGAGGTGGTTTAGTGGTAAACTTGTTTGAGTGGAAATAATATGGCAAAAAAATCAAAATCAAAATCTAATAAAAGAAATATAGAGAGATTAAAATTAGCTCAACAATTACTAGAGAGAAAAGAATTACCTGATATTAATGCACCTGATTTACTTGATGTTGTCACTACAAGAAATAGATCTTTAAGAAATGCAGATATACAAAGAGGACCTAAATACCCAATGCCTGAAGGTGTGCCAAGTATCAAACAAATAACTGGAGCTTCACAAAAAGCTTTTGCAAATGAGGGAATGTTTGTGGACGTCAAAACCAAATATGGAAAATACAAAACGAGGATTACATAATGGAAGAAGAAGTACAAGGTGAATTAGACAAAGCAGGTTTACCAGAAGAAGTTGATGTAGAAGTCACAGAAGGTGAGCCAGTAGAAGAGGTAGCTCAAGATTTAGAGCAAAACTTTTATGCTAATCTTGCTGAGGAGATGGATGAGAGAACTCTACAAAGATTGGGTGGTGAACTTATATCTGATTACAAAAGGGATAGAGAATCTAGAAGTGAGTGGGAAAAAACTTATACATCTGGTCTTGATTTACTAGGATTTAAATATAATGAAGAAGCACGACCTTTTAGTGGTGCCTCATCAGTAACACATCCTTTACTTGCAGAATCTGTTACACAATTTCAAGCACAAGCTTATAAAGAATTACTACCTGCATCAGGTCCAGTCAATACACAAGTGGTTGGTGATCTAACAACAGAAAAATCAGAACAAGCACAAAGAGTTAAAGATTTTATGAATTATATGCTTACTGATAAAATGGAAGAGTATACTCCTGAGTTTGATCAATTATTATTTTATTTACCATTAGCTGGCTCAGCTTTCAAAAAAGTATATTACGACGAGGTAATGGATAGAGCTGTATCTAAATTTATACCAGCAGAGGATTTGGTAGTGCCATACTATTCAACAGATTTAAAAGAGAGTGAAAGAATTACACATGTAGTAAAAATGAGCGAGAATGAAGTTTTAAAAAAACAGGTAGCTGGTTTTTACAGAGAGGTAGATATTTTACCATCAAGATCAGATGATAGTGATATACAAGAAAAATATAATCAACTTGAAGGTGTAGAAGAAAATGCAGAACAAGATTATCAATTTAACATTTTAGAAATGCACGTTCATTTAGATATAGAGGAATATATTGGTCCTAACGATCCTGCACAAAAAAATATTAAAGTTCCTTACATTGTTACAGTAGATGAAGGTTCTCAAGAAATATTATCTGTGTACAGAAACTATGCTCCTGAAGATCCATTGATGAATAGAAAAGAATATTTTGTTCATTACAAATTTTTACCTGGACTTGGCTTTTATGGATTTGGTTTAATTCATATGATTGGTGGTTTATCAAGAACTGCAACTGCTGCACTTAGACAATTACTAGATGCTGGTACGTTATCTAATTTACCTGCTGGTTTTAAATCTAGATCCATTAGAATTAGAGATGATGAACAACCTTTTCAACCTGGAGAGTTCAGAGATGTTGATGTTCCAGGTGGTAATGTAAAAGATCAGTTTATGATGTTACCTTTTAAAGAGCCTAGTAACACATTGATGCAACTTTTAGGCTTTGTTGTACAAGCTGGACAAAAATTTGCTGGTGTTATGGATATGCAAACAGGTGAAGATAAGCAAAATAGAGCTGTTGGAACAACAATTGCTCTCTTGGAGCGTGGTTCTAGGGTCATGTCAGCTATTCATAAGCGTTGTTACTATGCTATGCGTATAGAATTTAAACTTTTAGCCGATGTTTTTGGTACTTATCTACCTCCAGCATACCCTTATGCTGTTGTAGGTGGTAACAGAATGATAAAAATGATGGATTTTAGTCCTGAAGTGGACATAATTCCTGTTGCAGACCCAAATATTTTTAGTATTTCACAAAGAATAACTCTTGCAAGCCAACAATTACAGATTGCACAGTCAAATCCTCAAATGCACAACTTAAGAGAAGCTTATAGACGAGTATATGAGGCAATGGGCACTAAAAATATTGATACAATACTTAAGCCAGAGAAAAAACCTACACCAATGGACCCTGGAGTTGAAAATGCAAACGCACTTCGTATGGAAATACCCAAAGCTTTTTATTTTCAAAACCACGATGCACATATAGCTTCTCACGTTGCGTTTATGAAGACAAGAATGGTGCAGGTCAATCCTATGGTACACGCTTTATTATTATCTCACGTTATGGAACACATTTCATATAAAGCAAGAGCACAGGTTTTATTAGAAGTGAAAATGAACAGACCTGATTTGGTGGCATTAGAGCAAAAAGATCCTCAATCTTATCTTGCAGAAACAGAAAGTATGATTGCAGAACAAATTGCAGCACTAACTGCTATGTATGTAGAGGGTGAAATGGGTTCATCAAAACCAGATCCACTTGTTGCATTAAAGAATAGAGAACTTGATTTAAGAGCTATGGATATTCAAAGAAGAAACCAAGAAAATATGATGGATATGGAAAGAAAGTCTGATGAGTTTGAGCAAAGGTTAGATTTAGATAAGATGAAAAGAGAGGATGCTGAAGCAGCATCTGAAGAAAGAATTAGAGTAGCAGATGAGAAGTTAGATTTAACTGAAATGAAAATAAGAAATGAAATGGAGAATAAAGATGATAGGAAAGAAAAGCGGTCCACCACCTAAGAAGGGTCCTAACCCTCAAGGTATAAGGATAACAATGATTAGAATAGGAGCTTTGTCAGACCTTGGAGATTTTGGTTGCCCACATCGTGAAAATGGTGTACAAGGTAGTGATATTAAAGGCATAAAGCCGATACAAGTAAAGGGCAAAAAATTTATTGGTGTTAAGTGATACAAGGCGACTCTAAAGAATACGAATTCATAACAGAAGAAATACAAAAGCTAAATCTAGGTGATGTGGTATTGTCCTGCGAAATAGGTTTGCGTAGAGGACTAGGTTCGCAAACTATTATGGATGCAGTAATTTCAAAAGGTGTTCCTCACTACAGACACATAGCAGTTGACCCATATGGCAACTTAAATTATCAACATTATGATGATGTAGAACCCTATACTGCTGATTATACAGATAGTATGAAAGTAGAAACTTTATATGATTTAGTAAAATATAAAGAGTTTGCTTTTTTCGAGTTTCCAGATACTTATTTTTTTCAAACTATGAAAGATGGTTATCCTATGAGTATAGATGGTAATATTTATTTAAAAGATACTTTTGCTATAGTGCATCTTGATGGTCCACATACGACACAGGCTGTTAACCAAGAGATTTCTTTTTTTATGAGAAGAATGGATAACAATAGTATAATTATTTTAGATGATCATAAAACTTATAATACGCAAACTATTGATTGGTCTTTGACCAAAGCTGGTTTTCAAAAAGTAAGAGAAGGTGAAAGAAAATTAATTTACAAGAGGACTGATGGGAATATTTGACAAAGCGTGGATGTTTGCGATAGCTAAAAGAAAATGTTCTTTTTGTGATAATCCTGCTTTAGAATATTATAAAGGTAAATTTTATTGTCAAATACATTGGGACAGATTACAAAAGGAGAAAAATAGTGGCACTACTTAGTTTAATAGGACCAGCTACAAAATTAGTTGGAAAATACATTGATAACAAAGCTAAAAAAGCTGAGCTGGCTTCCAAGCTTGCGAGTATGGCAGAAGAACACGCTCACGAATTAGCTAAAGGTCAAATAGATATTAACAAAGAACAAGCTAAACATCCTAGTATATTTGTAAGCGGAGCACGCCCAGCAATAATGTGGGTTTGTTGCTTGGGGCTGTTATGGCAGTTTTTCATACAGCCAATTGTAACCTATGTAGCTGTTCTTTTTAATCCTGATTTCGTTCCACTAAATCTTGAAATGGAAGGGCTCGTAACTTTAGTTATGTCGTTACTTGGCCTCGGAGCTATGAGATCCTTCGAGAAGTCAAAAGGTATTGCAAGAGAAAATATGAAAAAATAATGGCAAAAAGAATACACCACTTTGTAAAATTAGATACTAAAAAAATTAAAAGAAGATACAAAGATAAAAATTTAAGACATAGAAAAAAACTAGGACCCAAAAGTGATGTGAGAGTTTTTAATGTATGATATAGACACGATTCAAATAATAAAGAAACAAATAAATAAAAAATTACAAGAAATTAAAGATCATCTTACTTATAGTGTAGACACAATAGAACAACTTAACTATGCTAGAGGTAAGATCAATGCTTTAGAAACATTGCTACAGGACTTAAAAGACCTGCAACGAAAGGAAAATTACGATTATGATACTGAAGGAAAAACCTAAATTAATCATACCAAAAAGTAAAGAAACAAAAAAATCAAATATACCAATGACAGAAAAGGAGCGAGAGGCTTACTATAAGATGTTGCCTGATCCAGTAGGATACAGAATTTTAGTAAGACCACATGTACCTAGTAGTAAAACTGAAGGTGGGGTTTACTTATCTGATAAAACACAAGAAACTATGGAAGTAACTACTGTAGTAGGATTAGTTATTAAAATGGGATCATTGTGTTACCAGGACACAGATAAATTCCCAAGTGGTCCTTGGTGTAAAAGAGGTCAATTTGTAATTTATGGTAGGTATGCTGGAGCTAGATTTAAAACTAAATATGGTGAACACAGAATACTTAACGATGATGAGATCATTGCAACAATCAAAAAACCCGAGGATGTCCTCGCATTATTTTAAGGAGAAGATATGTCACAAGCACAAGAAAAAGTAGAACTTGATACTGACGGATTAGAAGAAAAAGAGATAGCTATTGAATCTAAAAAAGAAGAAGATGATTCTGATAATTTAAGTAACGTTGATTTAGGATATACAGATCCGATTGCAAAAGATACAAAAGCTGAAATAAAAAAGCCAGAAGTCACAGAGCAGCAAGATGATTTAGAACAGCATTCTGATAATGTGCAAAAAAGAATTAATCAACTTACAAGAAAAATGAGAGAAGCAGAGAGAAGAGAAAAAGCAGCTCTTGATTATGCAAAAGGTTTACAAAATAAATATAATAAAGTTGAAAAAGACAAAACAATTACAGATGAATCTTATGTAAAAGAATATGAAACTAGAGTTGATGCACAAACAGAGCAGGTAAAACAAAAATTAAAAGCTGCTATGGAAGCTCAAGATTATGACTCTATGATGACAGCAAACCAAGAATTAACATCTCTAGCAGTAGAAAAAGAAAAAGCTAAGATGAGAAAACAACAGTTAGAAGAACAGAAAAAAGAAGCAGAAGAGCAGAAACAAGAACCAGTGCAACCTGTACCACAAGAACCTAGCCCTAGGGCTAAAGAGTGGGCAGAAAATAATCAGTGGTTTGGTCAAGATAAAGTTATGACAAATGCTGCATTTACTATTCACGAAGATTTAGTACAAAAGGGGTTTGACCCAGAGTCAGATGAATACTATACTGAGATAGACAGACAATTACAGGATAATTTTCCTGCTAAGTTTGCAAAAGAAAAACCGATTCAAACTGTTGCCTCAGCGGGGCGGAAACAGCAAGGTCGCAGAAAAGTGACACTCACTCGGTCACAAGTAGCAATTGCTAAAAAATTAGGAGTGCCATTAGAAGAATACGCAAAATTCGTAAAGGAGTAAAAATGAGTATTAAAAATGAAAAAAGAACTTTACGCAGTTCAAGTGAAAGAAAAGAAAGAAAAAAATCTTGGACTCCTCCATCAAGTCTAGATGCACCTCCTGCACCACAGGGCTTTGAGCATCGTTGGATAAGAACAGAAGTTGTGGGTCAAATGGATACAGGTAATGTATCTAAAAAACTTAGAGAAGGTTGGGAATTTGTAAGAGCAGAAGAAATTTCTAATCAACTTGGCGACCACGACTATCCAGTGATTCAAGAAGGACAGTATCAGGGGTTAATCGGGGTTGGTGGCCTTGTGTTGGCAAGGATACCTGAAGAAGTAGTTGAGGAACGCAAGAAGTATTTTAGAAATAAAACTTCTGATCAAGTAAAAGCCGTAGACCAAGACATTCTAAGGGAGCAACGACCAGAGATGCCTGTGAATATTGACAGACAATCTCGTGTATCTTTTGGTGGTGGTCGTAAGTCTTAGACTAAAGACAACTACCGTATTTGTTTAACAAGCCTATTTTTTTACAAGGAGGTAAAACATGGCAAACGTAAGTGAAAAATTTGGTCTTAGACCATATAAGACACTTGGTGGACACGCATGGAATAACCAACAGAATAGGTACACTATATCAAACAACTACGGGACAGCAATTTTCCAAGGTGATTTAGTGATACCTGCAACTGATGGAGACATCGAAAGACATACTGCTGGAAACGGGCAGGCTGTTATAGGTGTATTCAACGGATGTTTCTATACTGATCCAACAACCAAGAAACCAACATTTAGTAATTATTATCCTGGTAGTATTGCTGCTGACGATATTGTTGCTAATGTTATTGATGATCCAAACACTTTATTTTTGATTGATGCTGATGCAACTTTCACCAGAGCTGGTTTGTTTACTAATTATTCAGTAACAAACGTAACTGGTAATACAGACACTGGTATTTCAAAAGTACAATTGGATGTATCTGAGGTGAGCACTTCATTTAGTTTTGCACTAATGGCAGTAGATATTTGTCAAGACCCAAATAACTCTGATGTCGCAAATGCAAACGCTAATGTTGTTGTTCGTATTAATAACCATTTCTATCAGCAAGTAAAAAATGCTGATACTGGCGTATAAGGGGGTAAATTATGGCTATATCAAGATCACAACTCGTCAAAGAACTAGAGCCTGGTTTAAACGCTCTCTTTGGCTTAGAATACAATAGGTATGAAAATGAACATGCCGAAATTTTTACAGCAGAATCTTCAGACAGAGCTTTTGAAGAAGAAGTAATGCTATCAGGTTTCGGGTCTGCCCCAGTAAAATCAGAAGGTGCTGGAG